TGTGTAAGAGAGCCTAGTTTTGATTGCTTTTTAAGTTTAGCAAACGACATTAGATTACCTCGGATTAATTTGGATTTAATTTGATTGGTTTTATTATAACAAAGATTTGATCAATCGTCAATTCTCTCTTTAAGAGATTCGATTGTTTGTGTCATACCACTGAATAATACGGATATGTCAGTACCTTTTGGGAATCCCAATAAGGTAACTGATTGTTCCAAATCAGATTTCATTTTCATAGCTTGAGGATCTTGAGACAAGGATAACCTTGTATACATAACCCTCTGCTTCTCTAACAATTCAGTTAGATTCTCAATGTGTTCCACTTTCTCATCACGATTCAATGAAACATAGTTCTGTGAATCTTCATATATAACAGCTTGCAATCTGTTAATATCCTCAAGTTCTTCTCGTACAATGTTAGATTTAAAAAAATCACTCATTTACAATTCCCCTTAAGATTTTTTTGAATTGGAATACATTAATATTTAGGAAAGGTAAATACTTTTTCAATTTCATACTTACGGTTTCCCATACAGGATCAGTTAATTTCTTATCAAAATTTTTCTGGAAAGAGAAAATTCTTTCCAGAATAGAAAGTGTCTCTAACGAAATCTCTCCACCCAGATACTTTTTTAGTACTGGTGGATGACCCTTCGAGCAACTGAACACTTTCTCTAAGTCGTTGTCTAAGAGTAAGTTCTCTGATTGTTCCTTGAACATATACGTCAAACTCTGTTGCCTCATTTTCCATTCTGCGTATGTTCTTTCTCCAGAATTGATAATTTCTCCAATCCATAAATTTTGTGGGTTAGTAGCGTTTACGAAATTTGATAAAAGAAAATCTATTACCTCTTGATCTGAATACTTCCTAGAAGTCTTCTCAAACCAATACTTATCCTTTCTTTTATTAAACGATGTCATTGTAGCACGGGATTTGCCACCATACTTCACAAAGTCATACTTAGGATTAGTAAAATGACTTTTCATTGATAAGTATGTACGATAGGTCTCAAAGGGAGTCACCTTCATTACCCAAACCAAGCATCAGTTGAATAGGGGAAGGAATGATTTTTATCAGAATTCCAACCACCCCATAGATGAGATCCATATTCAGGATCATCTCTTAATTCTCTATCATAGATATCAAATTTCTCTTTACCCCTCATTCTATAATCATGATCATAGTAAAAATATTGACGTCCTTTTCTAGGTACATCAGTCAACCATCCAGTAAAATCAAGAACTCCACTTTCACTAGAAGTTCTAACGAGATTAACATCTTCCTCATTACCATCCCACCACCATGTAGTACATGCATCAACTGTAATAATTGTAGCTAAAGTTTTTAAAGCAGTCATTCTTAAAAATCCATCATGATATCGATCAAAGGCATCCTGACGTACATCATTAGGACTAAATTTTATACCATTTGTACTATGAAATATAAGATCTAAATTTTCCTTTGCCAGTAATTCATTTATAGCAATACCATCTTCTTCTACACATCCCCACATATCATTACATATTAGACCAGCACATTTAAGAGGTCTACCATCTTCAAAATTTTTACCACTAGGAACATAATAAGTTTGTATTCCTTGGTTTACATCCCTACGTATACAATTATCATGAGGAATACAATATGTCTTCAATATCATTGTTGCTAAATTTTCAGGATTATTTTCAATATCCCATGTATTATAAAGTCTAACCATATTTCTATGAATTGACCCACATGATTCCTCTTCTTTGAAAAGAGTTCCTAAATGAAGATTTACATTACATTTTCTTTGATGGTCTTTAACTTCTTTTTCAGCATCTTTTAATTCATCAATTTTGGTTATCCAATCATTAGCATAACCAGACAATGATCCTTCAGGAGTTGACAAAAAATCAACTTCATTTTCCTTTGCCCAGTCAAGTGCCTTTAGAATTTCCTTTTTATTAGCTTGGATATTCGTTCCAACTGGTATTTGAGCACCAGCTAATCTCATAGTAGTTTTACTCATGATTTAGTACTCCAATATGGTAAGTTATTGTCTTCAATATATTTTAGCATCTTATTATCTGGCATTTCAGAAATGTCCAAATCATGATAAAAATATTGGCGACCCCTTTCAGGTACATCAGTCAACCATCCAGTAAAATCAAGTACTCCACTTCTACTAGATGTTTGATAAGTATCAACAGTATCCTCATTACCATCCCAATCCCAAGCAGTACAAGAATCAACTGTGAGAATAGGAATTTTAGAATATATGCTAGACATCCTCATTAAACTATTGTGAAAATTAAAATATGATTCACATCTAAAATCATTATCAGCAAACTTTCTACCATTAGTGGCATGCATAATTAATCGTAAACCATCTAAATCCCTTCCTCGCAATTCATGCATTATTGAAGAGGTATCAGTCATACTTTTTTGATACATATCATTACATATCATACCAACCGCAAAATAATGCGAATCGTCTGATAGAGGTATGCCTCTTAGATTCTCATCCTCATCTCTACCAATAACACCCTCATCAGGTTTAACGACATAAGTTTTATTTGTAGATAATGATGCTCCACTAGTATGGTAATGTCTTATCTGATTTCTAAAAATATTACCACCCATTTCATTCTCTTGAAAATATGTACCAAGATGAAGACATACTCCAGAATTTTTTTGAAATTCACATATCTCAGATAAAGCATCATATAATTCAGTAAGATTATCTTTCCAATAAGGGGTATATCCAGAAAGAGCTGCTTCTGGAGTTAATAAATGATTGACCTCATTTTCCTTTGCCCAGATAAGTGCCTTTAGAATTTCTCTTTTATTAATTTCAATATTAACACTAACTGGTATTTGAGCACCTGCTATTCTAATTGTCATTAAAAACCCTCAATGTTATTATCTTTAAAATGTTTATGCATTTTATTAGCGTATATATCACTTACATCCAAATCATGATAAAAATATTGACGTCCTTTTCTTGCCACATCAGTTTTCCACCCTAAAAAATCAATAACTCCACTTTGACTAGAAGTTTTAAATTCATCAACAGTATCCTCATTACCATCCCAATCCCAAGGAGTACAAGAATCAACTGTGAGAATGGGATTTACAAACATAGCAGTTAGTCCTAAAACACCATTATGCCAATTATCAAAAGCCTGCCATCTAAAATCATTATCAGCAAACTTTTTACCATTAGTAGAATGCATAATTAACTGTATCTCAGGGTGTTCACCAGCAATTTTAAGTATAAGAGCTCTTTGATCTAAGTCATTAGCACCCCACATATCATTACATATCATACCAATACCAAATGCATCAGGAGTTGGAGAAGCACCACCAGATAAAACTAAATTTGTAGAATTATGATATATTGGAAAAGAAATCATAGGTTCTTCCTCATGATTTCTACCCAAAACACCCTCATCACCTAAAACAAAAGTTTTATTTGTAGCACCTTGAAAATGACCTTTATTGTTATAATGTCTAATTTGATTCTTAAAAATATCACCCCTATCCTCTCTTTCTTGAAAATTAGTTCCCAAGTGTAGACCTACACCACATTCTTTCTGATAATCTTCTACCTCCTTTAGAGACTCAAACAGTTGAGGTAGTTTACGTTTCCAATCAGTACAATATCCAGATAAAGATCCTTCTGGAGTAAGTAAATGTTCTACACTATTTTCCTTTGCCCAATCAAGTGCTTTAAAAATTTCTTTCTTATTCTGCTCTATGTCACTACCAACTGGTATTTGAGCACCTGCTATTCTAGTCCTCATCAGTTACCTCCGTATCAAATTCAGTTATAGCATCAATAGGAACTTCTGCTTCTCCTATACGATACCAATGTACAATTTCATCACTTTTCCAACTTTTTCTTTCCCCTAGATATTCAAGATCAGGCATATTGTAATCACGCAAAATCGCTTGTAAGCGATAATGTAATAAATCTAATTCAGATGTTTTTTCCATACTTAAATTGGTAACTTTGCTTTAGAAGTTGCTTTCATAAAATTAAGACGAGTTGCGTCCCATTTTAATCGTTCTTTTAAAGGTTTTGAAATTAATTTAGACACTGATTCTACCTCAATATTGTTAGCATCGCAATAGTAACATATAGCATCAATATAATTAAATCCTTCTTCTGCTACAATTTTTTCTATTTCCATAGCAAACTTTTGAGGAGTGAGAAACTTGCTCTCTATCGCCTTTTCTAATTCTTTATTTGGTTCCATAGAGTTCCAGTTTATCGTTAACAAATTTGTCAATGTATTTTCCGAGAAGTTTGATATACTTCGCTTTGTCTCGTTCTTCATAAATTACACACTCGCCATTTTCACAGGCCATAATGATTACCAGTTTTTTAATCGATATTCCCTTCATCTCATATAGCATACATCCATACGCCATACACTGAACAAAATAGTGTTCTATCCAGTCTCTTGGTTTAGGTTTCTTTGATGTTTTAAAATCTATTATTGCTAACTCGCCATCATACTCAGCAATACAATCAACGGTTCCAGCAAGACCTAATTCTTTACTATATAGCGGTCCTTCCAGAGCGTATATATTGTTTATCTTATTAAGATGTCCCTTTGAAATCTTAAATAAAAAGTCTGAAATGGGACGCACTTCAGGTAGGTTTTCATTCTTTAAATAATGCTCTGTAAGTGTATGCATATCTGTTCCACGACCTGTTGCCAGTTTAGTAACACGATCTGCCTCTTCATTACCAACTCTCTTTCTCCACTTAACAAAGATCTCTTTATTAAAGTGACTAGTAACAGAAGTAATAGAGACTAACTTCATTAGTTCTCCTTCTTCTTCACCAGGAACAGAATAATAACGAACCCCGTCTATAGTTTCCCTATTCAGTTTAGGAAGATCTAATTCAACATGATCAAACATTACATTCCATTCTCAAGTTTAGCAATAATATATTCTTTGACAAGTCCTGAACGAACAATGTCATCAACACCAAACTCTATTATATCAAAAGAGGGCATTTTACGCAAGATGCTCATAAAGTCCACAATACCATTACGATCATTTGTTTTAGTAAGATCACTCTGACTTGCATCACCACAAAACATAATTTTTGAGTTTTCACCAATACGGGTGATGATTGAATCTAATTCATGGAAATTAAGGTTTTGAAACTCATCTACAATCACGATAGCATTATCTAAAGTGGTTCCACGAATAAAAGAAGTACTCCAAAACTTAATACTTTCCTGTGCCTTTAAGTTTCCATAAAGCATCTCAAAATCAGCATCAGAAGGCATCTGAAACATATACTTCACCATATTCTTATATGGAATCTGGTAGATGTCTGCCTTATCTTCATGATCACCAGGTAAGAACCCAATTTCACGAGTAGACACTAATGAACGAACCAAATAGATTCTCTCATATGGAGTATCTGTAGAAAGAACGTCCTTTATTGCATTATATAAGGTAATAAAAGTTTTACCTGTACCAGCAATACCATAAGCAATAAGATGCTTTCCTTCTTTATAAGAATCAAACAATCTCTTCTGGTTATCTGTTAATGGATTAATATCAACAAGATAATCAGTATTAATTGGTTTCTTTCTTTTTATTTGTTTGGTCGTCAATCCAACCCCAATAGGTTGTTCGACCTTTTTTCTTCTAGGCATATTAAAGAGTCTTTATCGTAGGATTCCTTGGAGCTGCGTTCTTCGCTTTCTGTAGAATACTATTCCAACCAGGTGCTTTCTTTCTCAACTTATCCTGCCATTCGCCCACTTCACCCACACCAGGCATTGTTGAAGGATCTGAGTAATCTCTTAACCAATCAGGATTATCAGTACACCATTGATCCCAATCATGAATACTCATCTTCACTTCTTTCTGTTCGCCTGTTTTTGTGTTTACTACTGGATATGTTGCCATTTATTTAACTCCTTTTGGTTTTCTTGGTGTTCTATCAGGTGCTATGAAATTTTTAGCACCTGGTGGGGGAGGTACAAAATTTCTCCCACGAAATTGTCCATCTGGTGTCTGATTACGATATACAGAAAGACTATTATTCTTATCTTCATACCCAGTATCATCACAAATGGCATCTGAACCATAAGCACCTGGATGCCGATTTGGATTACGAACACCAGCAACTCCTTTCATCCAATCCCTATCCCAATCAGGATTTTCTTCTCTCCACTTGTCATATTCCTCAAAAGACATTACAACATCTTTTTCTTCACCAGTTTTTTTATTTACTACTGGATACATTGGCATTTACTTCTTCCTCACAGGTACTTCGATTGTCCATGATGATGATTCTAGTTTAACAAGATCAAAGTTCTTCTTAAACTCCTTCTCTCTTTCTTTCTGTTCTTTTTCCATTGTTACATCAAGAGATTCAATAGTCCTCTCACCATAGTGAGCTTTATTTGGATCCTTTAAACCCATATAATCTAAGATAGCACCATCTACCATAAACCAAAGTGAATCCCAAGTAAGTGTGTCTCTTAGTTTGACTGCTATTCTATCTATATCATTTTCATCAAGATACTCACCAGTTGCTACCGCATTTGCGTAATCTTCATACTGAGACAAGAGTTTTGCTCTTGCTTCTACCAACTCATTGAGGTTGATAGTGATTTTGATGTCATCATTAATTGCCATGATTAAGTCCAGTCAAGTGCTTCAGAAACGGAAGGAAATTGTTCTACAAATATAGATCTTGCTTTTGCCACAACATCCATATGCTCTTTCTGTGTACCGTGTGCAGATCTCAAATTAATGTAGTGAATCCAAGAACGGCACGAACCAGTCAT